GCGCAAAAATAAAACTACATAGCCAATAATAGGTTGTTGATCAGCATAAATACATCTAAAAACAACCGACTCCATCCAGCACCTTTGTCTATCAGCAATTAGCTACCAGGCTAAATCTTAGAAAAAAATTGAGTGAGGCACCCCTACGGTAAGGTGGGGGCGGGTGGGGGGCAAGGGTCGATCTTGAGCTAGAAGTATTACAGACACTTGTAAGCATACCTACCGCCAGCCAGCGCAAAACTGTAGTAGTACTCGCTTAACATAACGCTCGTTGTATAAAGTCAGATCCTAGATGCTGCTGCTTAGGTTAACATTTTAGATAATATGCGCTCAATGTCTGCAATGCTGGCATTCTCTCCAGCTTCTTGTTGTGCAATGCTGAGAAGCTCTGTTCCAACTGCTTTCCTAATTGCTTCTAATTGAATTTCTCTATCACTTTCAACTAGTTGATACCCAGGATCTATCGATTCCAGTTTATTAACCCTCTTGCTGGTTACTGTTCTCTGCTTCTTGCTCATGTCTTCTCCTTTTGCTCCGACTGTAAGTTGTTGATTTTGTTCAAGATATGGCGCTGATTCGCCAGCAATTGCAATGATGTCTTCTAATTTCAGACTGTTATAGATAATCTGCCTTGTATGCGCTCGTTCTCCAGCGAATCCATGATAAAGAACTCGCATATATCCTTTGGCAATGAGGGATCTGGTCAGCACTGCTGTTCTGTTTAGACTGATTTTGAAATGTCCAGCAATCCGCTGCAAACCTACCCATGTCAACCCTCCTCTGTTTGAATAAGCACAGAACATCATCAGAACTCTGAGTTCCATGTTCGTGAGACTTCTGTCTGTAATTGCTCTAATTGGAACCACAGAGAATTGTCTCTGGTCTGGTTGTTGTTCCTTTTTGTAGATTCTGGGCTTTTTAGGGAGCTTTATCTTTTCCATGCTTACATTATGCCCAGACATAAAAAAAGCCCCTAGATGGGGCTGTGAGTGGCTTTGCTGGCTTTTAATGTCTGATTGCTCCCTTGTTTGCCAGTCTCTGTGCGGTCTTGATTCTGTTCACAGATGCGCTTATTGTGCTTTGAGAGCATTCTAGGAACTTACTTGCTTCTGTCTGTGTCATGCCTTGCACAAGTACTGCATAAGCTCCTCTACTGGCTTTGCTGTTGGTTTTCATGCCTACAAGCTCATGCAATGCGAAGAATTGATCTGGCTTCATGCTGTCTCCTTGATTGCAATATGTGGGAACCAGACTTTGACCAGCTTCTTGTTTAGATTCTCTGAAGCTTCATAGCATTGATTAAAGAATCGGATTGCATCTTCGTTCATGTATCCATCAGACCATAGACTGATCCCATGGTTTTCAATAATGCTATCCATGACAAGGTTTGCATCCATGCAATCATTAGGGGTTATCTCTTCTTTTGCCCAGCTTTGAACTTGCTCCTTGCTCATGGAATACTGGCAAACACTGACAAAAGACTGTGCAATGCTTGCAATGGTGTGTGAATAATCATGCCATGGCTTCATAGTGATATCTCCTCAAGACCCATGTCTTCTTGAATGACCGCCATTGCTGTGCAGACATCATCCCATGCCTCGTCATTCTCTTTTGTACCCTCTGGGATTACATGATGCCGATATCCCTCAAGAGCAAGCCAGACTGTCTTAATTGCGTCTACTGTGTCAATCATTTCATTGTCTCCTTGTTGACAAAATCTAATGCTTCTTGCAATGTGTCAAATTCTGTCAACGCTTGCAATTCATCTTCATTGATGTATTCAGCGACTGCAAATTGCAGACCGCCAACTTCCCTCTTTGCTGGGTCTGCATAATCGCAAAAGATGCGGAACTTCATATCCTCAAAATCTGCTTCAAAGCTGGGGCAAATGTCGTTGTGCCATGATGTATCGATCCAATTGCTGGGCAATGTCAACACATAATCAAAATCTGGGAACTCTGTCTTGTAATTGCTCATGGTGTCTCCTTGTATAGGTTTATTGTTGGTCTGTCTTCAAAGCAATTACCCTCCCAGACATCATCAATGCTTGAATAAAGAACAATGCAATCTGTATTGATACCAATTACCCTCCCATCTTTTAAATGCACAAGATGCAGATCTGGGTATTCGAATTCGATCTTTTCAATGATTCCTTGCATGATGTCTCCTTAGTGAGCTTTGTATGAAATGGTCTTCTCTGTCCAGCATTCACGACAGTCTAGGCATTTGCCTTGCTGTGCTGGTGCGTTGCAGACTGTGCCAATTGGCTTGTCTGTGTGAACATTACTGATTGCAATATTGGCAATGCCTTGCAAGCTTGCTGGCACTGTCACTGCCTTGTCAACATACATTGCAGACAGTCTGACAATCAAGTTCTTAGGCAATGATCCATGCTTTGCAATGTATTGTTTGACCATTGCATATTCTCTGGTTGGCAACCAATGCAAACAGTCTGGGGTTTGCTCTGCGACTTGTGCGATCTTTTCAAGATGCCAAAGCCCTTGCAAGTCTCCAGAATCATGCCATCTGAAGTACTTGTCAGATCCAATACTTGCAACCATTGCATCAACCCACAATGCATCATTGAGACTATCAAGTCTTGAATGCTGTGCTGGTTCAATATTGTTTGCATATTGCAGATAATTGCCCTTGTTGGCATAACACATGGAACAAATGGATCCTTTAAGCTTTGCCATCTTGAATCCAGTTATGCAAGCCACTGTAGGCAATGAATAAGACTTGCAAGGCATTTTGCTTGTCTGTGTTAACCCAGCATTGATTGCGTGAGCTTCTTTTTTAAGCATGATTATCTTGTGCATGATTAACCCCATACAACAAGAATAACCAGCAAGCAGACCAAAGCCAGCGAGCAAGCAATCACAACAATTTTGTCTTCTCTATCCATCTTGAATTCTCCTTAGTAGGTAGGTTTTTCAGATTTACCAAAGCGAAATTGCTTTGATGCACAGAATATATTGCTTGCCTATGCGATATGTAATAGGTGTTTACCCTAGTTCATGCAATTAATTATTGACAGAGGAGCAAAATCTATTGATCAAGCCCTTGCAGATATTCATTGAGTTATTTTGTTTGCAAGGCAATGTCTGCCAGTACTACAAGCCCTTTTCATGGCATTGCATACAGTAATGCAAGCCACCTACAGTCTGGCCAAAACTTAAATCGAGTCCTGGTCAATCAACACTGGTATGGGGCGCATGGCAAATTTCTATTCAGGTTTGCTGGAATTTTCCGCAGCATCTGCTTTGTGCGCCAGCATAATTTTCACCAGCTCGTCTTTGATACCCCTGTATATGCCTGTTGGGTGAGCATCCAGATCCTTTGCTTTACCCCATGCGTAATCTTTCCACCCTGGTGTACCTGCCAGCATAATCAAATTGTCCAGCGCCTCGGCATACAGCTCCTTAACCATTGTCTTGGAACCATGCCAAAAAATATGCAAATGCAATCAGACCACCAACCGTGATGGCAGCGCCAATAAACAAACACAGGATGGTTGCAATCATTTCTTTGCTCCCGATAAAGCTTTGGAATAGATGAAGACCTGGTTCTTGTCGTTGATGTCACCCTTGTCTTGCTTGCGCTTGGCAAACTCTTCGCCTTGTTTGAACCGCTTCATCTTGCTGTCTGTCAACCAAACAGAGGGCTGGCCTTTGTAATCAAATGCTGATTTCATGCTTCACCTCTGGCTCTGATGGCGGCGGCGAGCTTTTTAAACCAATCATAGAAATTTGAACCGCCCCAAGTAGCATATTCATCTGCCACTTTTGCACAGGCTTCACGCTCTTTGTCTTCTACCAGTTTGACAAAGGCTTCAAGACGCAACAAAGAAGATTCATGCCAAACACATTCACCATACACCTGTCTCGCTATCTCAATGATTTCATCTTGTGTCATTTCTTCATACCTCTGATGTAGATAGCAATGCTGCTGAGTGTGTCTTTGCCAAATGCTTTAACAAAGTCGTGTTCAATTCTGCTTGCCACCAAATTTAGAGCAGCATTCCAACCAACAACATATTGGTCATCTTTCATGTTGGCTTGCACTGCCTTTTGCCTGGCTGAACTCTCTTGTTCCCACTCGTTAAATTCCATCTGGTTTCCTTTTGCTTGATGGCTTGAACTTGCCAGCCTTGCGAAAGATAGTCCTCAAACTGTTGTAGTTAACACCGAATCTGTTGGCAATCTCCAGCTTGTTGAAGCCTTGGTCAAACAGACTGAATGCTCTGCGCTCGTCAATCTGAATTGGCTTGCGTCCTGATCCTTTTCTAGCTCCACCCTGCATTTAAAACTCTCCATGCTGTTGCTGCACATAATGGGACTTGTCCATTTCCAATGGCTTTAAGTCTGTCCACCCTAGCAACCACCCCATGAGCCACTCTACCCACATTGGGTTCAACTGACCACCATTGTTTTGTTCCATATTCCGATAGACTGCCACTGCTGTTGACACTTGACCCACATTCCTGAATAGATTCATTCCTGGACTGTCCTTCCAATCCCTCGCATTGGGCGTAGGCCACTTCTCTTGTATCTCTGGGTTCGCCAAACTGAAATTCACTCCTCCTTTGGCTTTCCAAGATGCGCTCGTTGGCTTGCTCCTGTGATCTGTAGCTTGTGGAGTCGGCAACTTTTCCATCTTCTTGCGTAAAGCTCTTCTGCTGTTGCTCCCACCGTCCAATCCTGTTGTGTTGGGCGTGTGGAAGCTGTCCACGCCATTTGGCGACAATCCAGATTCTGTCCCTCTGATGGTTTGCTCCAACATCCGCTGCTCCCAACACTCCCCATCTCGCATCAAACCCCATTGAGGCCAAGTCTCCGAGAACTCGTCCAAGTCCCCTAGAAGTGAGCATTGGTGAGTTTTCCACGAAGACGAATCGTGGTCGTACTTCACAAATGATCCTCGCCATTTCTCCCCACATTCCTGATCGCTCTCCATCAATGCCGACTCCTTTTCCAGCGGCACTGATGTCTTGACATGGAAAGCCTCCAGATACAACATCAACAATGCCTCTCCATGGGTTTGCGTCAAAGGTTTGTACGTCATCCCATATCGGGAAAGGCGGGAGAAGACCGTCATTTTGTCGGGCGCACAATACGCTTGCTGGGTAGGGTTCCCATTCGACTGCACAGATTGTTCTCCATCCAAGGAGATGTCCCCCAAGTATTCCTCCACCAGCGCCTGCGAATAAAGCCAGCTCATTCATTGCATCCCCATGGGATCTTCATCACCCATCACATCTTTGATTCGTTTGAGTTCTCTTGCCATCATCACCATCAACTGGCTGTTGGCATGGAAAGCTTCAGCCATCTGCTCAAACTGGTGTTCAAGGTGGCTGATGCGTTGTTCTAAAGTCTCTTCTGTCATGGCAAAAGCTCCATTGCTGTGACCTCAATACGAGGCGATCCATACGCCTTACTGCTGTGCAATTCGCACACTTGACTGTCGTCCACCCACAAGATGCCATTGCCAGCATCCATGATTGCCTTGATGTAGTTGTCCAGATCTGGTTTGCCAACTGGTCTGAGATCCTTTGACTCCGCTTGCTGGCGCTTGGCTTTTGACCAGCTGACAGGGATCGTTTTGTAGACCCGCACAGACAAGGCAATAGGCGTGTCCAAGGGCGACTGGCTACCCATGGCTTGTCTCGCTGCTTTGGCTATCTCCAGCTCCCAATCCGCTGTCTTCTTGGGGGTGTATGTCTTTACGAATCCCCCCTGCCTTGCGAATCTCGGTCTGCCTTTCCCCACAGGCTCTCCACAAACGACAAAATTCACCATGAAAGTCATTGAGATCCCCTGTTATTTGTAATGCTCGGTCAACCAGACTGGATGGCATGGCCTCACCCTCCCTCACGCAATCCAGCACCCTGTCTGCTTCTTGGCGAGTCATCGCACTGCCCTCAAAGGCTTGATGAATGGAAGATCTGTGGGCTTTTCAGGGGGTGGTGGTGGCATATTCAGACTGGGTGGAACCCAACCATGCTTGCGCCATGTGGCTTGGACATCAGCACCACGCTGGTATTTAAAGTTGTCAGCAGTCACACGGACGCTGGGCATGGTGATCTTTGTGCCTTCAGGTGGATGCCATTTGTTACTCATTGCCAGTCCTTAAAAATGATTGGAGTCTTGTGTCAGCACTGGAATACTGCCGACCCAAGTTATCGATTATCAAATCGTCAACGATTGCCGCCATCGATTTGCGTTGTGCCAATGCCGCATTGCGAAGAATCTCTTTGCTGGCTGGACGCACTCGCACCATGAGGGGAGTGACTTGGATTTTGGGATTGATTGTGTGTTTCATGCTTGCAAGTATATTGCAAAATGCAATCATTGGATTAGGGAAAGTACTTAGAAACCCAGCATTTATTGGTGTTGTATACTGCTATCACTTTGCAATCATGCAAAGCAAACAACCTACCTACTAAGGAGAGTTCAATGGATTTCGGTACATTCTGGAAAAAGCTTGTCCGTAGAAAAGACCCCCAAACCAGCCAAGACGCAGCCAAGTCGGTGAACACATCGAACATGGAGCAGATCGTCTATGAGGTGATTGCCAAGTACCCACAAGGGTGCATTCAAGACGAGGTACTAGCTCAATTGGTGAGCTACCCATACTCTACAGTGACCGCTCGGTTCCGTGCCTTGCTCGACAAGGGTTACATCATTGACACTGGGCTGACCCGCCCTGGTAAGTCAGGAAAAAAACAGCGGGTTCTCATCATCAAGGAGCTATCTAAATGAACAACCCACCAGCATTTCCAAATGTAAGTATTCGCACCAAAGAAGGTATTGAGGTTTATGGCGATAGCGGCATGAGTTTGCGTGACTACTTTGCGGCAAAGGCTATGGAAGCATTTATATCTGGCTGGATAGAAAGAAATATTTATCCTCCAAATGATTTAGATGTTGCAGAACACGCATACGCAATGGCAGATGCAATGCTGAAAGCGAGGGAAATAATCAATCAACCAAAGGAAAATCATGCCTAAATTAACCTCGGACAAAATGCTGTCCTGCTCACAACTGCCCAGCCTGTTTGGTGTCAGCCCCTACTCCAGTCCCAACGATGTGCTGATGTTCTGCATCAAGTCCATACTGGGCGAGGATGCCAGAACCCAAGCTGGTGAAGCCGCAGACTGGGGCAATGCACTGGAGCCAGCCATCATTGCTGAGATGGCAAAGCGCCTCGGCATAGACCGCTATGAGATGCCAGACAAAGCATTCCAGCACCCTGACCTTGCCCTTGCCGCCAGTGCCGATGCCATTGCTTTGCTTGACAAGCCACTGGTCATCAACCATGACCCCAGCAAAGGCATCTATGTGGTGGATGGAGACAGCATTGAGCTGACTGGCAATGGTGTGCTGGAATCCAAGCTCACTCGTGGTCACCCAGAAGATATGTTGCCACTGTACCGTGGGCCAATCCAAGTCCAAGGCGTGATGATGTGTACTGGTCTGGACTGGGCAGCCATTGGCTGTCTGTACTCAGGCGTGGAACTGCGTATCTTCCTGTTCAAGCCCCATGCTGAAACTATGGCACAGATCGAAAACTACGCCATCGACTTTCAAGGCAGACTGACCACCTTTGAAGAGACTGGTGAAGCCCAGTACTACCCAGCCGCTGACAGCAAAGATGCCAACCGCATCTGGCCTACAGCAAAGGAAGAGGAAGTGGAGCTTGGCATTGATGCAGAAGATCTGGTGGCTGACATTGTGCTTGCCAAGAACAAGATTGCCAGCATTCAAGAAGACATCGATGAGTGGGAAAAGGATCTCAAGGTACTGATGAAAGACCATGCCAGCGCCAAGGTTGGTAACTGGACACTCAAGTGGCCCATGCGTCACTACAAAGCAACGCCTGAAAAAATTACGCCAGCCAAAGAAGCCTACTCCATCCGTCAGTCAACGATCACCATTAAGGAATCCAAATGAAACAAATTGCATCAGCCCTTGTCAAAGCCCAACGAGCCTTTGGCCCAGCTCTCAAGACCAGCACCAACCCACATTTCCGCAGTCGGTACGCAGACTTGTCTGCTTGCGTGGAAGCGGTGATTGATGCGCTCAATGAGAACGGCATCTTTTTACTGCAAAAAAATTACGACTGCAATGACGGCATCATGTGCGAGACAGTGTTTGTGCATGAGTCTGGTGAGATGTTGGAGTGCGGTATCGTCCACTTCCCAGCCGTCAAACAAGATCCACAAGGGTATGCCAGTGCCTTGACCTATGCCCGTAGGTACAGCCTCATGTCTGCCTGTGGCATCGCCCCAGAAGATGACGATGGCAATGCTGGCAGTCGCAAGTTAGCGCCAGCAGTTAACCCCTTGGATGCCATCAAGCCACCAGCGCCAGCAGCCAATCTGCCATACACGCTGACCATACCAGGCAAAGAGCCACGCCAGTATGAGACATCAGATGCCTATGCCAATGGCACGATTGAATTGCGGGAAAAGGTAGAGAAATCCTCATTGACAACTCGCAACAAGATGACCAAACTGAGGGAGCTGAAAGAGGCAAATGAAGATCAGGTCAACAAGATCAACCCTGAGCATAAAGCCAAATTGCTTGGGGATTACCAACTGCGCCTGAAGCGATTGGGCGCACAGCTTGAGGAGAAAGCCGATGGATCAGACGGACTGGGAGAAGCTTGATCGAGAATACAGGGAGTATTGCAAGAGGTGTCAATCTCTTGGATATCCCCCTGTAGATTTTCACACTTGGCTACTGGGCCAAGATTAAGCCATCAAGGAATCCAAGGCGTGTTGTGTTCGGGCTACCCGATCTTCCATGCCATGGGTTCCACCATTGATCCGCTTGGTCAAGGTCGTCATATCGTTGGCATCAGCAAACTGATTCAACTTATTCTTATCCCAGAACCAGCCTGCTGACAAGGCAGCATACTGAGGACTGGATACCTGATC